GGTAGACATTGGCGATGTGTCCTATGGGGACCAAGACGGGATTGCAATGCTTGAAATTCCGTATGTTTGCGTGCCTGATTCTGCCGCTAACGCTGAGTTTGATTTGATCTACACCTGATCAGTTCAGTCTGTGTCTTTGGGAGCCTTTTCAGGCTCCCTTTTTTTGTGTAAGCTAATTCTGCTTACGCATTTACCTAGTGGCTTTCGTACGTAAAAAGGTCAAAAGTTTTAAGTGGCCTGTTGAAGTAACAGAACCTAGCGAGGACCGTCCAGGTCAATTTGACAAGTGTGAATTTACTGCTGTATTCAAAAGAATAAAACTTTCTGAGCTTGAGGCTCTAGGTCAAGAATCTGGGCTTCCCTTGCTCAAGAAAGTCATGATCGGCTGGGAAGGTGTTCAGGATGAAGCTGGAAAGCCAATCCCGTTTTCGAGCAAAGAGCTTGAGGCTTTTGCAGATGAGGTCGATTGGGTGAAGGCGGTTTTGACTGCTTACACCAGCACCTACGAAGGAGCAGAGTCGGGAAACTAAGAGAGGCTGCGATTTATTGGGCGTCCGGCGGCAAAGAAGTCGAGGATAAGTCCAATGATGATGCAGCTGCTTTTGGGATAAAAATACCGAAACCAAAGCCGAAGGAGTCTACGGATTTCGAGGTTTGGGATGAAAACTGGGATGCAGTCATCATGTTCCTTCGACTGCAGACCCAGTGGCAGATTTCAATGAGTGGATATGTCGGTTTGAAGTACGAGGTACTGTTAGGTTCCGGTGGCTTGTTTGGCCTCTACAATGTGGAGGATCGTAGAGACATGCTCGAACGCATCCAGATAATGGAGGCGGCAGCCCTAACGGAACTGAGGAAACGCTCTGATGGCAAAGGCAATTGAAACTCTTTCCATTCAGCTTGTTTTCAAGGAGGGGTCAGGCTCCCAGCAAATAATTGACAAGATTGGTAATTCAATAAAAAAGCTACAAGTAACAGCAGGACAGACTGGCCCTTCGATAGACCATTTAAGAAGATCAGTAAATAATTTTGCAAAGCAAGGCAATAGAAGTATTAGCACGATTGAGGGGCAAGTTACTGCCTTAAGAGCGTTAAGAAGAGAAGCAGATATCAACAGCAAGGAGTTTAAAGAGCTAACTGCTGACATCGCAAAATATGAAAAGCAGCTAAATAAAGCTCAAGGCCGAAGAGGTGGTGGCGCCCGTCAGGCGACTCAGATAGCTGGCGCAGTTATTTCCGGTGGAATCTTCGGTGGACCTGAAGGCGCAATTGGTGGTGCGCTGGGTTCTTTTGGTGGCGTGCAGTCGGCCTTCGCAGGCGCTGCTATTGGTGCTCAAGTTGGCGGCATCAGGAAGGCTATTGGTAGTGCAGCTGACTATGCGGCACAAATTGGAAAATTAAAGATTGCTCTTGAAGGTGTAACCGACACTTCAGATGAATACACGTCTGCTCTTGCTGCTGCCGCAAGAGTGAGCGCAGAATTAAATGTGCCGCAGGAGCAGAGTATTCGTGGCATAACAAGACTTGCCGCTGCGGTTAAAGGCGCTAACGGCCCAATGAGGGACGCAGAGACAACGTTCAGAAACGTTACTGCAGCTATCAAAGCAACAGGTGGCGGCTCAGATGACGTAAAAGGAGCCATCACTGCGATGGTTCAAGTGTTCAGTAAAGGCAAGGTTTCTGCAGAAGAACTTTCTGGGCAACTCGGCGAGCGCCTCCCAGGAGCCGTGACGATGTTCGCGAAGGCGAACGAAATGACGCTGCCTGAGCTTCAAAAAAACTTGAAAGCTGGAACTGTTGGCTTAAATGAGTTGATGAATTTTATTGTGGAATTAGGAGTTAAGTTCGATGGTACTGCAAAGAAAATTGCTAGCTCCAACGAAGAGGCTGGAGCAAGGCTGACGCTTGCTTTTGATGACATGAAGGCAAGAGTTGGCGGCGCATTAATTTCAACGGGAGCTGGACTTCAAAATACCTTTACTAAATTCATTAAAGAGATCACTCCAGTTCTTGTTCAGGTACTTCCTGTAATTGCCAAAGCATTTTTAGCAGTAGCAAAAAATATAGACAAAATTGTTGTTGCAGCTGCAGCTGCTTTGGCAATTATTGCTGTCGGCAAGATTGCTGCAATTGTTGCGTCGATTGGCGGTCTGTCTGCTGCAATATTCACTCTAAAGTTGAACGCTATTGTTGCCGCTAAGGCGTTAGTTGGTCTAAATACAGCAGCCCTGTTGAATCCATATACGGCTCTGGCTGCGGGTGCGGCTGCTCTAGCTCTCAATATCTACAACGCTGCTCAAGAGCAGAGAGCACTTAACTTGTTGTTAAGAGAGGGCACTGTTGCTGAGATCGACAAAAAGATTTCAGAAAATCGGTCTCTAACTGCTGCAGCGGAGACAAGAAGATTGCAGGGAGGGGAAGGAGGGATTGGGTCTATTGGCTACGAAATCAAAGGTTCTGACGCCGGAATGGTGGGATTTAGCCGCAAGAGAGACACGAAGGACATTACAAGGCTAAGAGGTGAGTTGCCACAGTTAGTTGAAGCGAGAAGGGTAGCAGTCGAAACCCGGGACCAAGGAGCTGATCTAGACCCCAGGCTTTTTAAACGCTTTGATTACGGCCTTGTTACTGACAAAGACAAAGGCACCGGCGGCACTGGCACCACCACCGACAAGACTCAAGGTCGTATCGACAGAGCGAACGACATTGTTCGCAAGTTGCAAGATCAGCTCGGCATACAAAAGCAGCAAAGTGATATTGGCAAGTTAATAGCAAAACAAGCGAAAGAAAGGAGCGATCTTGAGGCTCGATTTGTCAGTCTTCAGAAAGAAGGACAGATCGATGCTGTCACTCAGGCAAATATTAAAGCGCAAGGTTTACTTGACGAAAAGCAAGCGTTAGCACTGTCTGAGCGCACCAACGAGATAATAGCGAAAGCAACAAAACCAATTGAAGATATTACTAAAGGCATTCAAGAAAAGGTTCGCTTGGACAAGGAATATGCACGATTGATCGCCGAGGGTGTTAATCCGGAGCTAGCCAAGCAGCTTATGGAAATCGAGAAGCAATTTAAAGTTTCAAAAGAGCTTCTTGATATTAAAATTGCAGAATTGCAAGCTTCGGTCAATACAGCTAATGCCGAAGAAAGAACTACGAAAGCGTTTGAAGATAGAGTCAAAGCACTTGAGGATTTAAAAGCAGCTAGAGAAGGACTCCCTGGAAAGAAAGATAAAGCAGTAGGAGCGGCAAAAGAAGGCTCGAGAGAACCAACTTTCGCGGAACAGATTGGGAAAGACGCTGCTGATGCGGAGCTGGCTTTAAAGAAACTGGTCAATCCAGCAAATCAAGTGAAGTTAGCGGCTGGCGCAATTGGTGACGCTTTCTCTGATTCATTCATGAAAGTAGTCACGGGCAAGGCAAGCGCTCAAGAAGCTTTAAGTAGCTTCTTCCAGACGGTGGCTAATCACTTCTTGGATATGGCCAAGCAAATTATTGCCAAGCAGTTAGTAATGATTACTTATCAAACGATATTAAAAGCACTAGGCGCGGTTGCTGGTGCTTCTGGTGGTGGCGGGGGTGGTGTAGAGGCAGCAAGCAAGCACGGCACATTGACGACTGGTCCGCTACCTGATCTTGGTACTGGTCCCGGCTTTGCTGATCCTAAAATATTCTTACCAGGCGGCAAAATGGGCAGAGCAAGCGGTGGCCCTGTGGAAGGTGGTCGACCTTATCTAGTTGGAGAGCGTGGCCCAGAGCTATTTGTTCCAGGTCAATCAGGCGGTGTAATGCGTAATGAGGACATGCGCTCCCTTATGGGTCGTTCGCCTGCTTCAGCCGGTGCAGCATCCATGAACTTCAGCTTCGAGACAACCAGTATTGGTGGAACGGAATACGTCAGCCGGGAGCAGCTTGAACAGGCAATGGCAGCTACTCGTAAGCAAGCGTCTAATGATGGAGCAAAACGAGGTATGAGCATGACCTTAGATAAGATGCAGAATAGTCCTAGGACTAGAACCCGGATTGGTCTTCGCTAATGGCAGCAAAATTTCCAAACATAACTCCGTCGTCAAGAAGCCTGACGATGGGCGATCTGCCTAGCAAGGTTTACAGAGCAATGTCTGGTGCGACAGTACGTCGTGCTTTCGGCAATAAAAAGACTGGATATGTAATGAAACTACAGTTTAAAAATCTTGGTGATGATGTCTCAGTACGTGGCGGAACTCAAAAAACAGTTAAAGAAATTTTAGATCACTACTGCGAAGTTAATGGAACTTTTGATACGTTTAATCTAGGCCGAGGGTTGCTTAAAGGAATGGGAACCGATTCTGCAAATTATTTTGCAGGAACTGCAACGCAAAGCCCAGAAGTAAGTTGGCGCTATGCTAGGCCGCCTGAAGTGCAAAGCGTGCAAGCAGGACTTAGCAATGTCTCCGTTGAACTTATTGGGGAGATTGACGCGTAATGGCTGAGAATCAAATCCGAATCTGCCAATTTATTAAACTTGAAACTAGCAACGGTAAAGTTTACTATTATCAAAACTATTTTATAGGAGAAAACAAAACACTTGGCGGAACTCCTTACAGTTTTGTCCCTTTTGAGATCGACGGTGGTGTGTCTAGCTTGAATGCCGACAACCAGCAAGTTACGCTTAGGCTGCCTGCCTCTGAGTATGCAGTTCGTCTTGTAGAGCTAGGCGATGGCAATAGGCTGAGCAAGTTAGTTGTGTACACGAGATTTATTAATGCAGCCGGAAGTATAAAAAGTGGCGGTCTTGACGAGTACTACGTTGGCATTGGAGCGTCCTTTAGTGACGACACAATCGAGTTGCGTTTTAGATCTGCCCTAGACGGTGTTGCTGCAGGCTTTCCAGCTCGTACTTTGACAGAAGAAAACGTAGGCATCTTGCCTCTTGAGTCAACGTTGTCATTGCGATGAATGACTTGAT